TGGTGACTGGAGTTGGATGGGTGACCTTGACTATAAAGGTGATCGGGTTGATATTGCAAAAATTCTTGAAGAAGGAATTGATGAAGGATCACGTGCTGTAGATATCTACAAGCTTGCATGTGCTATATCAAACAAGTACGGAGTAGAAACTCCTGAAAAGCGTTTAATGATTGAAACTTTGATGATTCGTTTCAACTACGAAAAAGTACGTCCACCAATGGAGTTAGAGGGTGTTAACTCTCTTCTTATGCACGTTCGTCGTGCTATGGACTTTGTAGCCGAGAATCCAATCACAGAAAAGCTTTGGCCTGGACTACAAGACTGGGCTAATCGATCTCAAGAAGAATCTAGATCAGCTAAGCCTAAAACTGAATCAGACCCTAGCCCAACAGCGCAATCTCAGGTTGGAACTGTAGGTCATTCTATCTCAGAGGCAGCTCATAATGGTGTATCAATTTCGGATGCATTTAGTAGTGGAAACGTTGATGTTCCTAAAAACGTCGACGCTATTTCGGAAGCCGAGGGTGGAAAGCCAGGAAACCGATCTCTATCTGACATCGGTAATGGACGTCGATTAGTAGATTCATTTGGATCGTCAGTTAGATACACTCCCGGCATCGGTTGGTTTATTTGGGATGGTCAGTATTGGAAACCAGATGCTGAAGATCTTGGAATGAAAGAACTGGCAAAGCACTTACCAACAATTATTACCACTGAAGTAGTCAATTATCCAGATGAAGATAAGCGTAGCGAAGTTATCAAGTGGGCCAATCAGGTTAGATCAAATAGCAGATTAAATGCAGCTATTGAAAGTGCTAATTCAGATAGTCGAGTAATTACCGCAGTTGAATCTTGGGATGGAGATGAATATCTTCTTGGTGTGCTTAATGGTGTAATCAATCTTAAAACCGGAGAGCTTATGAAAGGTAGACCAGATCTACATATTACAAAGCGTATTCCCTTGTCTTACACCCCAGGAATGCGTAATATGCGTTGGGAGCAGTTTATCGACTTTGCTACTGGTGGGGATAAAGAATTACAAGACTGGATTCAACGTGCAGTTGGTTACACACTGACTGGTTTGAATAATCAAGATTTAATGTTTCTTGTTTATGGTCCTTCGGGATCAGGTAAAAACACGTTTGTTGAAGCAATCGTTAAGGCTCTAGGTACTCAGCAATATGCCTGGCCACTTGACTCCAGCATTCTTGCTGATACTGGTGCCAGCTCAAGTAGCACAGACATGTACCACTGGGCTGAACTTAGAGGTCGTCGAATGGTCTGGGTAGACGAGCTTCCAGAATCAGAACGTCTAAAAGAGAATGCTGTTAAGAAATTAACTGGTTCATCTGAAATTTCTGCTCGTTCTCCAGGTGAAAAACCATTTACATTTAAGGCTCAAGCCAAGTTATGGATTACAACTAATCACCGTCCTATGATTAATGACGATGCCATGTGGCGTCGTATTAGACCTATTCCATGGAGCAATGTTCCTGAAATGCCAGATCCAGATCTAAAAGCTTATCTATTCGACCCTGAGGGCGGTTTACCGGCTGTTTTGGCTTGGGCCGTAGAGGGAGCCATAAAGTACCTAGGATCGTCTGCTAGAGACCCTCTAGGGTGGTGTACAGCCGTTTCTGAGGCAGCTGAGATCTATCGTAAGAATGAAGACCGAATTGGAATGTTCTTGAATGAAGAGACTCGTGAGAATGAGGGAGCTTCAGTCCTAGTCAAGCAGATGTATTCAATCTATAGAATGTGGTCAGATGAACGTGGTGAACGTCCACTAACTCAAATTGCGTTTCACAGAAAACTTTCAGATAGAGGGTTACAAATTATAGGTCAAGGCTCTAAAGCTGAAATTAAAAATAGAACTCTTGCTCCAAGAGCTGTAGAATCCAAAGAAATTGATTGGAATGTCGCAGTTCGACTAGCCCATTAATGTGGTATAGGATGTAATTGTGTCTTGGGATTTATTCGGGAGAAAGACATGGAAGGGGTCTAAAAAGACCCCTTCCTCTAACAATCAAGGAGTTTTATGTTAATTGCAATTGCAACCCCAATGTTTGGCGGTATGTGCCACGGTGGATACATGCATAGTGTTTTACCACTATCTTTTACACTTGCGGGAAAAGGCGATTCTATGTTCTATCCGGTAATAATTAATGAAAGTATCATAAGTAGAGGTAGGGATGCTTTAGTACACGACATGCTTCAAAATAAAGAAGCCGACGGTATCTTATTTATCGATGCAGATACTGGTTTTGATCCTATTGCAGTTGCGGAAATGGTCCACTCCGGTAAAGATTTTATTGGAGCTATCTACCCTAAAAAAGCCATTAACTGGGAGCAAGTAAGACAAGCTGCATTAAATGGCGAAGAAGATCTTGAAAAATATACAGGATTTTTTACCGGAGTAGTTCCAACAAATAAAGAAATAAAAATTACGGAACCTATGGAAGTTGAAAGAGTCGGAACTGGGCTTGTATATATAAGTCGAAAAGTTTTTGAAGAGTTGGCTCCAAGTTGTAGAACATATACAGATGTCAGTAGCCGCAACGGTGTTCAAATTGAAAGAGAGCTTACTCAATTTTTTGATATGCAATTTGATGACAACAATCAGTTACTAGGAGAAGATTACTACTTCTGCGAAAGATGGAAGTCTATAGGCGGTAAGATTTATGCTGCCCCGTGGGTAGACACTACTCATTATGGAACTTACGGATTCTCGGGAAGTTTTGCTCAAACGATTATGAAGAAAGATTAGTCTAAAGAATCATAAATATTTTTAACTGTAGTGGCGTACCATTTCCCTCCATTCTGGGTTGGTACGCCATTATTGTTTAATCTTCTAGCTATTTCGTGAAATGAAAGACCGGAATCTTTCTGCTTTCTAATGAGATCCTTTACTTCATCAGAAGTTTTATTTTTAGGGCCCATATCAACCCCCCACTTAATTCCACGAGCTCGACGATCTTTATGCACATCTTTTTGACGCTCAGCGATAATGCCACGTTCCATCTCAGCCAGAGCAGACATAATCGTAACCACAAAACGGCCCTGATAGCTGGCTGTGTCCAGGTTTAGATCTAGCATAACTAGACGCCATTTATTGGCATTTGCCCGGTCTATTATGCTCAAAAAGTCCTTCGTAGAACGGGCTAGGCGGTCGATACGCGTCACAAACAGGGCTGAAGCAGTACCAGTATCTAAACGTTTCAAAGCGGCTGTAAGAGCCGGACGGCCCGTAATTGACTTACCTGAGCGACCCTCTTCACGGATAAGTTCAAATTCTGTATACCCAGCCAACTCAGCAGCTTGACGTAGCTGACGTTCTTGAACATCTAACGAAACACCGTCATTTACCTGTAGTTGGGTAGATACACGGGCATATAAAAGTGCTACTCCTTGATCAGACATTTAAGCTTCAAGTGTCTTTCAATATTGCTATAAAAATCTTCTAGGGTACCATCATTGTTAAAGATCACATTGAAGTTGTAATTGTTCAATTCTTTTTCAGATACGTGATTATTTGGAGCAAGAAGCCCAGCCCTGTTTATACGCCAAACAGATCCTCCACGAGCTATTACAGCTTCGGCTTCATTGATAAATCTACAATCTGAAAATACAACTTTGTCGTATTGCTCTGCTTTTTTAAAAGCCTGATTTACCCAAAAATCTTTTCCAAAAAGATTACGACCAACTTCAGTACCCATTTTCTGTAAAAGTTCTCTGACTTCTGGATTATCTTCTTTAGCTCTATCCCACCCAGCCATTCTAATTAATGTAGATAGTTTTATTGAGGAGATACCAAATGATATATTAGGATCCAAAGCTAGCAATGCTTCTCTCATTGGGTCGGCAAAAGATATTCTTGTAAATCCATGGTTTTTTACTAAATAGTCAGCAGCAGTATCTTTTCCAGATCTAGCAAATCCAGATATTCCGATAAATTCGGTCATTTTGTCTCCTATGGTTATATAGTAACTTTATACATAAATACTAGCATAACGAGGTATAACACACGTGAGATAATAAATTGATAGTAATCGTAGACCGTAAGGCCCCGAGTGAAACAGAATAATAAACAAGATCCATATCAGTGCAATGAATGTAAAAAAATGTTTGTTGTAATGAAATTGGCTAGATGCTGTGAATTAAAACATCAAGGTATTGTATTTATTAGAGATCCTAGACAAGAACCTAGACCTAAAAATTAAATTTATCTAGACAATAAATCTTGAAATGCTTCATCGTAAGTAGAATAACGAATAATTTCTAAGTTAGTTAATTTATTAAGTATTACAAACTCGTCTACACCATCAGTAGTTATTTTTAAAATCGTGTACATTATTGTTCAACCTTATTAGTTATCTCATTCATACATACACCACATATATAGCGGTCAGCAGTTCCTTCAAAAGTAATGGGGATATTTGCATTTCCACATTGCTCTGTTTCACAAATTAATATAATTGCCATTAGTTACCCATTCCTGCAATAATTTCTATTGCGTGCCAGTGATATAAATATGTTGTTCCTGTAGCACCAGAAACGTTTCTTACAATTAAACTAAATCCAGATGTTGTAACGATACTAACAGATGCTATATATCTTTGTGAGCTAGTAGAAGCTGTTACAGCTGGTGAAACAGAGAATCTTCCTACAGGGAAAGTTATAGCAAATGTTTCAGTTGAACCATCTGTTAACGCAGTAGTTCCAGTGGTTGATGTTGTACGGTTAGCAGCAACTTTAATAGACTCTGAAGGAGCAGTAATAGTTCCATTAGCATTTACGATTGTCGCATTAGAACCAGATGTTCCGCGATACTTTAGAGCACCTGCATCAACAAATAGGGTACCTCCGCCAGTTGTTGCTGCAGAAGGTACTGTTGTAATG